ATAGATAACTCGTCTGCAAATTCCTTGGCTGTCTTATCTGACTCTGCCTCATAGACCTTGAGCCATCTGTGCAGTAGAGGAGTTGTTTCATACTTGTGTCCTCGTTGGATAAGCCACTCATGCAAACCCATAAGACCCAACCCCAATCTCCTGTTCTTTTCCCTGACCAGACTAACCTTGTTGTAAGGGAGCTTGGCTCGTAGTGTTCCACAGAGGAGGAACTTGGTGGCAAGGTGGACAACCTCTTGCAACTGATCTGTGTCAGCAATACGAGCAAAGTTAAGGCTACCCAGATTACACACATCGCTATCATCTTCAGATGTAACCTCCGTACAAGCGTTACGCAATGTCTCCTTTTCCTTCTCGAAGAAATTGAAACTGAAGCCTGGTTCAGCAGTGCTAAGTGCCTGACGTACATTAGTCCTAAAGACATCTCCTACATCTCCTTCTTTCCAATAATTTAAAAGCCATTCAGTATCATAGTTAACACTGATGTTTGTCATATCTAGTGGGGCAGGGAAGTCAAAGTCATCCTGTTTAATATCAAAGATTGTCTGACCCGTTGAGCCTACAGGCATATCCTTCCAGTTCTTAGCTTCAAGAAACTTAAAAATATCTCCATGCTTCCAGTTCAGGCTGGCATAGATAGCTGACCGTCTACTCCCACCTTGCATAACCCGTCTGCCAATCTCATTGATCATCATCATCTTGGGTATGGGACCACTACTAATTCCACCTGTACTTCTCAGTGTCTGGCCTTCAGGTCTGTAGGTGCTGTAGTCACATCCGATACCACCACCTGTCATCAGGCAGGACTCAGACTTCCAAGAGAGGTTAGCCCAATCTTCACGGCTATCTTCTTCTGCTCTGAGTAGGTAACAGTTGTTAAAAAACTTCTTGTCCCTTCCTGCATAGTAAAGGTAACGGCCTCCTGGAATAAATCTCAGGTTGGAGATGTGATCTATGAGTTGTTCCTTCTCATCTCTGGTTAGTTTTTCCTGACAGACATCTTCTACCAGTGTACAGGAAAGCTCATGAAAAGTCTCTGCTTCTTTATGGGAATATTTAGTATAGAATATATCTTCACTGAATTTAGATCTGAATTGTGGATTACGGTTAGACTTAAACATGAGTTCCCCTCCTATTTGTTTTTGTTATAGACAAGTTGAAGGATGAGTTCAGCATAGTGAATAACCTTCTCTATATCCTTGGCTCCTTCTGATTTAGTACGATGTCTTGTTATATACTTAACGATGTTCCCTTCCAAAAAGTCCAGCTTGTTAGCACAGATATATTCAACAGGTTGGATCTTACAATTCTTATAATGATCACCACCAATCTGCTTTTTCAATGGCTCTTCTTCTGTTAGAGCCTCTCTTATTTCCCTGTCTTCTCTAATACTTTTTATAATAAAATCATCTCTATCTTCAGCCATAATATTATCCTAACAATGTGGTAATTTTTTTTCTGATATAAACAAGGTTGTCTGAATTAACTACATGATGGGCAAATTTTCTAACATACTCTGGAGAGAGTCCAGCATAATCACAGACGAGTTCAAAATTTTCGCAGGTGACACCTATAGATGTGAACAACCAAGCTTGTGCCTGATCTCGATACACCCTGATCTCACTTTCTTCTCCTTTCTTTGTTGCATCTAGAATAGCCTGTAATATTACGGAAAGATATAAGGATTTGTGAGGGCTTTTCCTACTCTGTTCATAGAGTTCTTCTATAGCATCAGTTAATATTTTCATACATTAAATTTCTTCCTGTACTGGTCTATAAAACTTACCCCCTACATAGTTATTATAGTAGGCTGGCTCGTCCGTTCCCTCTAGTCTTTCTGTAAGTACTTTAAATTTCATCTGATAGTAACACTCGTAATATTTTAGACTTCTTTTGTTTTTAAATTCCCCTATAATCCTGAACCTAAAACTTTTCTTTCCTAACTTTTCTATATCTTCCAGCAAGTACTTAGAAGATCCCATGTATATCTTCCAATTAGACTCTCTAAATTTCTTTCCCTTCTTGTAATTCCAGTATTGCTTGCAGCCAATATAAGCTTTCTTTGTTTTTCTATTGGTAATGATGTAGACAAAACCGAAACTATTCCTAGTATCGGGTTCATGTTTGTATTTCCAATGCATTACCAGTTGATTACTTCTGGAACCTCTGGTTCTTTATGTACCTGTACAAGATACTTTTTACTTCTTGCATAATTAAAAACCCGAATGCCCTTACCTTGGTTAACATCAGCCCAACACACACGCTTATGTCTACAATAAATACAACCAATAGGAAGCCGATAGTTACCAGACTTACCATCAGCAAGAGGACTGTAACATCTATCGGGTATCTTATCTGATGATACAGTTTTTTTAAGATGTTTAACCCGGCTGCTGGCATTGATCATCTCCATTGCATGAACAGGAGATAAACATATTTCACCTGTTGATTTATCTATGGCCAGGAAAGCGGCCTTGTCTACACCATTGGCTTCCGCATAGGCAGATATCTGGGCTATATATCCAAAGGGATCATCTTCTAAAAGATTATTAGATTTAAACTTATCAAAGCTCCTGCCAGAGGAGGACTTACAATCCACCAAGACACCATCAATCATGGCATCCTGATGTCCCTTTATCCCTTCTATCTCTACCTCTTTCTGTTGTGCTTCTACTTTATGTCCTGATATGGAAGCACATAGAAGAAGAAGCTCCTCCAGAATATAACCATATAAAAATTTTATCCTAGTGCTTGGGGTCAGGGATGTGTCTTCTCCTTTGGTATTTATATCATACCATAGCTGTCTATCAGGTTTCCCTATACCTGAAAGACGTAAAGAACTTCTCCCATTAGGTTTTCTATAGAGAAAATCTTTGATGTGAAGCTTTAGCATCTCACCAAAAGTATCTATTAGTTTATCCACCTCGTCCTCTTCTTTCTGAATAGGATCAAGATTAAATAAATTATAAATGTCTGCTACGAGTGTGTCTATTGTTTTCATTTGATAAAAAGATAAGGGTATCTGTATCAGATTTTCAAATCCATTCTCATGACTCTAAGAGAATACAGTCTGGAGGTCAATCTTAGTTTACAGATACCCTTCCTTCCCTAGATGGTGAATGCGGGTTCGTTATCTGTCTCTGGACTCTTATAAAAATCTCCCTTCTTTCCTTCATGGCTGGCGAATCCAGAAGCCTCCTCCTCTATTGTATACGCCTCTAATTTTACTACTTGGACAAGCTCTAGTTCAGAACCCATCCCACCTCTAGGACTTCGGGGAGAAACAAAGGGCTGGATCTTAACGCTTAAAACACTCCCATCTCCTATAGTCACGCCATTGGGTATAACAAAAGGATTATTAAAAGCATCTATCATTTTCATAGGCGGCTTATCCCATTGCTTACCATTCCCTTCTCCTGTTGTCTTACGTTTGGCCTGAAAGTATTCACCGTTAGGACGCCTTTCAATCCTCCCCTTACTTTCCTTTTCCGCTTTTAAAGCATCATCAACAACTTCGATGTGTGCTGCAAGGTTGGCATCCACAAGGGCTTTTTTATTTTTACCCTCAACCTTTAAGGTTACTTGCCACCTTTCTATGTCATAGTCAGTGTTCCGATAAGGCTCTAAAAGGTTAGCATAAAAACTCGTACAATTTTCTAAAAAAACAGCGTCTAATCTTGCCATAATATTTTTCTCCTTTATTTAAATCAGTAGAATTATACCACACTTTTAAATATGTGTCAACAACTTCAATGAGTATCTGCCCAAGTTTTTCCAACTTTATAATCACAGTCAAGGGCACAGTTCATCTCAAGAGTTTGTGTTGCTTGTTGGATAGCTTCTTTAGTTAACTCACCAAATCTTCTGGTGTCTTTATTAAGAACTTCAAATTGATATTCATCATGGACGGAAGCCACCAGCTTGGCATCAAGCCCTGCCTCTTCTATTTTATCTATGAGATGAACCAACCATTGCTTACAGACAATCGCTCCTGCTCCTTGTATAAGGGTATTCAGGGCTGCGTGTTCATGTCTGATGTGTAAGCGTCTATCGTCTAGTCCTAGTATAGTTCCTTCTTTGGCGGCTTGGTGGTGTACATCATCTCTTAATTTTTTTAGAGCTGGCATGTTGGATAAAAATCTTTTAATAAGGTTCTGACCTTTCCCAGCACTTCCACCTACTATCTTACCTATCTTGGCAGGGCCAGCCCCATACAAAAAAGCATAGATAAAAGTCTTGGCCTGATCTCTTGTCTTCAGTCCAGCCATTTTCTGATTTGCTGTGTGTACATCCCCACTAAGAACAGCGTCTGTAAACTTAGTGTCATCCATGTAGTGAGCCAGGCATCTTAACTCAAGGCCACTGGCATCTGTCCCTACCAGAGAATGTGTATCAGGGTTGGAGACAGTCCAAAGGCTTCTGCATTCCTTACCATAGGGGGAATA